CATCAGCAATAATATCGGTAGTAATTGTTTCAGCATTTAGAAATGATCCAAGTATTGATACTGGATCAATATACAACTCAATTGAAGTTTGTTGAGTAATAAGTCTTGGCGATGCACGCTCAATGATTGCTGTTGCACCAGAAGTAAGGCCAGTTATTTTTCTATTTGCAAAAAGAGTTTCATCAAAGTCATCATAAAAAACTTCAATTTCAACATTGTTTGCTGGCGCAGTTTGAAAGATTAATTTTTTATCTTCTGGTCGAACATAAAAACCCGATGTGGTTAAAACGCCATCAATATAAACATCAATGTCATCGGAAGTAATTTGTTGTGCTAAAAAAAATGTATTTTTAGAACCGTTACCTGTATAATATGAATAAACTTGATTGTTAATTCTCAGAACATTTTCAACTGTCCATCTACCGTCAGAAGCTCTAAGAACATTATCTTTAGGAAAAGTAATTTCAACTTCTGTGCCATAAAGCAGTCGAAAAAGAAGTTCATACGATTTAATATTGCCTCTTGAAAGATATAAAGGCAAAACATTCTTAATGAGAAAATCTTTATTGACTAATGCATCTTGTGGAATTAAAGCCGCAAAGTTGTTGATAAAACTTTGTTGAAATTGGTCAATTGAATAATCTACATCAGCAACATATCGTAAATCTTTGGCCTTTGTAGTTAAATCGTTTAATTGTGTTCCTTGTTTTTGTTCCAAATACTCATAGTAAGCTTCTAAAAAAGCAATGAAATTAGGATGATCTTCTCGAACAAACTCAGGAACTTGACGATTGACAAGTAAAGAAGTTCTTAAATCAGTTGTCATTATGCAGTTAGTTTTTCAACCGTAGTTACAATGGCTGATGTATCGGCCTCATCAATTGTAATGATTGTATCCCTTGAAGATTCTATGACACCATTTTCTGATTCTACTGTTAATCTTAAAAGCCCATCAGCAGCAGAAACGGAAAGAATTCTCAGATCATTAAGCGTAATAATACCGGTATCATAGTTAATGTCGCCAACACTTGAATCTATGATTTGGCGATTTGCGTTTGAATCGTAGTAAATTGTTCTAAGTGTGCCAACTTTTGAATCAACAACAGCTACTGCTGATCCACTAAAACCACCGCCGCCAGTAATTGTTACAACGGCTCGAGTATAGTCAACTCCACGATTTGATATGTGTATGCTAATAATTCTACCACCTTCAATAATAGCTTCGGCAGTAGCGCCTGTTCCATCACCGGTAATGGTTACTGTTGGTGTGGTGGTATAACCATAACCAGCATTTGTAATTTCAATTGAAGAAACACCAGTAAATGATTGTGGCACTTCCTCAATAATTGCAGTTCTTGTTACACTTGAATTATCAAAAACATCAAATTCTGTGGAGGTTAAACGATTTAGCAAAGTGCCTCGCTTAATTGGAACACCAAATCTTACTGTATAATTTGCATTTGTGTTTAGTTCCGGTGTGACTCGTTTTTGTAATCTTACCGTTGTTTCAGAACCGGTAATTGCATTGATATCAACATTATCAATTTGATCTTGTAGTTTTGAAACAGCAAAAATAGCCTTAAACTTATTTAAGTAAGTATTTTTATAATTGATAATAGCTGTTCGGATTGCATTTGACAAAGCAACATCTGTAAGTGTAGTTCTTTTTGGATCATACTTGACTTGATTATTTAAAAGAATATAAAGATAATCGGGATCTCGTATTTCAGCACTTACAGAAATAATAGATTTTGGATTAATAATTTCATCGATAATTCTTTGTTTTTCAGCTGAGTTTAAATAATAGTTTTCTTTTGGTTTCAATGACACCAAAACTTTACCATAAATTGGTGGATCTTCATCTTCGCCACCCCAAACCGATAAAGAATCAAGTGCAGGATAATTTCTTTTTATATAAGATTCATAATCTTTAATTGTAACCAATCTATTTTGAGTGGTGTATTGTAGAGGTGCAGAAAATTTAATTTCATCTACCGATTCTCGATCAGCGCCACCAGCAGCTGCTGAAACTGGCGTAATGACAAAATTGGTTAGAGATTCACCAATTGAATCTGTTAAAGTATCTCTCGCAATAAAATTATTTGCTTTGTTTGCAGCGGTTGCATTTGTAATTAGATATGTTACAGAAACAATAGAGCCGTCTGGCGCTTTTTTGCCAACAATATCATTTCCAAAATAAATTTCATAATTTCCATTGCGAGCTTCTTGTAAAAAGAAAACTGTAGAATTTGCAGTAACATCAACAACATCAGTTACTTGAGTATGAGTTGTAATTTGTGTATTTGTTGACGATGGTGATACAACAACTTTGAGTGTTGTCGTGTCAATGTTACTATCTGGCAAAGTAAATAGTTGTTTTGGATTTGACCCATTGTCTTGCGTAAAATTATATGTAATTAATTGGCCCTCTGAAATTTCAAGGCCATCAAAGAAGAATTGACTGTTAGCTTTTGTTATAGTTGTATCATTTAATACAACAAAATTATAAGATTTGCCATCAATTTGATTTGAGAGAAAAGAATAGCCAGCTGGCAAAGTTAATGTTGAAGAGGTGCTGGTTGAAGAATTAGCTAAAAAGTTAATTGTTGCAATTGGCGATTTGCGAGAATACGGCAAATAACCAAAGTTTTTTGCATGAGAAACGACAGAATCACGAAGCAAAGCAGTATCAAGGAATGCCTCATTAGCAACCATGTTTAGGTAATAAGCATTATAATGCGTGTTGTAAGCCAGAAGATCAATTAAAACAGAAAGGCCGGCGCCGTCAAAATCGTAATCTGTAAATTCGTTTTGTTGTTTTAAAAATGCTTTTAAATTGGTCTTGATTGTATCAAAATCAAGCTCTGTAACTCTTAAACGGTCTGCCATTTATCGTATTCTTTCCAAAAAGAAACTAATCGTAACAGGATTTGGATTATTGATTATAAAAAATTCAAGTCTAATGTTATATTTGTTTTCATCCGGTGATGGTATAGCAATCACATTAGAAACCTGGGCTCTAGGTTCAAAATTTCCAATAACTTCAGATATTTCTCTTTCTAATTGAGCCGCAACAATTGGGTCAACATTTTCAAACAGAAGTCGGCGAATATTGCCTCCCAAATCTGGTTGAAAAGGTCTTTCATAATGATTAGTTAAAACTAAATTTTTAATAGAATTAATAATTGCAAATTCATTTTTATAAACATTTATGTCTTTTTTAATTGGATGGACATTAAAGTTTAAATCCAAATCTCTAAAAACTCTTGCGGTAGGTATAGTAATCGTTGCCATCGTCTATTTATTCTACCCCGCAAATACATTTGAAGAACCCGCTGCTACTGAGGTGCAACCGGATATGGCATCTCCTACTCTTCCAGCACCTTTACTGTTGACAAAAACTGTGGTTGAACCAGTAGCAATTGCAGCTGCGTGAGAGGGGCACGGTGAGCCAGGTAAAAGGTGTGTCGTATTATTATCACCTTGCCGAGACCAAGGAATACCATTTACAAATACATTTGATGAACCCTGAGCTCTGGTCATTCCAGAACAATGAGCCACATCTGCATCACCTATTCTTGTTGCTGCTGGCACGCTCTCTCTCCATTAGTTGTTGAAGTTTTGTATTCCATTGGTTCATTTCTTCATGTTGGTATTCTGTATGCGGAGGTGAAGGAACATCTGGTTTAAATTTAATTAGATTGTCAAAATTCTTAGGTATATCTTCATACTTTTCAAATTTATGAAGTTTACCATTAACTAATACAACAAATTCTCCGGTCATTTGTTTAGATCAATTCTTGGTGCAGTAAGTGACATATTACCACCAGAGGTAATATCGCAAGTACCGCCAATCTCTAAATTAAAATTACCATCAATTTCTACATTTACATCGCCTTGAATGTAAACCTTGTCGTTTCCAACCACAACAGTAAAATTATCTTTTTCAATTCTTTCTGTTCTATCACCATTTGCGGCCCATTCAATGTAAGATCCAGAGCGATGATAAATGTGAACTCTTTCGGCACCAGGCGTATCGTCAAATTCTATTGCATGCCCAGATTCAGTTTCAACAACATTATTATATGGATATTGTGCAGCATAATATGAAGCTGGCTCTACTTTTGACAATTTTTTTGCAGCTTTAGATTCATTAATTGGTGAAGGATAATTTACATCATTTCTAGCTAATCTAGAAGTTGAAGGTTCATCAAGTTTTCTTGGATAATTTGTCTTTGTTTCATTTGGTTTAACTGGTGCTAAATTTAATTCAGATTGAGTTCTAGGATCACTAAATGCTTGTTGTGAATTTCCTGTAATTAATGGAATATTTGGAAAAACACCAACAATAATTGGATTTTGGCCGCTTGGGCCATCAGCAAAAAAACCAAAAACCATATCAGATTCTTTAGGAGGATAAGGATTTGAATTGTTTATTGGTAAAGTTGGAGTGGCCCAGGGTAACGAATCAGTTGGAAGTTCCATTTTATTTTCAGAATGCCAACCAACACATCTAACTCTACAACGACCAAGCTTTAAAGGATCTTTTCTATCTTCAATAATGCCAATAAACCAAGTAAATCCAGATTTACCAGCAAAATCTGCTGACTCTTCATTCTTTATCATTTTAATACTCTAATAGTTCTTGTATTTGTTCTCGGCTACTAACAGGAATAAAATCATTTACTGTTGAAGATGAAGCAACTTCAATAATTGTTTCGTGTTTTTCAAAACCAATAACTTGTCTAGAAGCTACAATAACATATTTTCCGTTTATGCTTTTATCTTCCAATGATGTATTTTTATCTTTTATGCCTAATTGAGGAACAGAAACATTTACATTAAAACCTGAAGAAAGTTGAAAATTACCAGGCATAACTAACTTTAATCTTTTTGACATTAAATTTTTTATGATAGCTTTTCTTTGAAAAAGCCAACTTTCAATATTTTCTTCTTTTGATATTGAAGTTGGATCATTTTCTTTTATATAATTACTAAATTGTCTAGCATAACCAAAAACACTTAAAGCTTTTCTTGAATTAAATGCTTTAGAGTTATCGGTTCCGTCACGACTTTGAATAGATGTAAAGTTTGGCGTTTGATTACCGTGTTTCATATTTTCATAATGATCACCATAACTTATGTTTTTTGATGAAATAAAACCAGTTAATGGATCAAAACCAATAAATTTACCAGCATTAACACCTGATCGTGTTCTTTCTATATTATCATTTTGTGAAATTATTTCAAGGTCTCTGGCACCTTGCAACTCATTAATTACATCACCAGAATTAATATTTTTTGTTGCATATCGTATATCGAGAATTTCTTTTTGTGATAATAGTGTTGACAATGTAGCAAAATTATATCCTGTTATATTTTGAAAAAACATAAAATTAGCTGAATTATTATTATCAACAGCTCTTTTGGCGCACCATTCTATTGCTTCTAATGGTCTTAAATTTGGTATAACAACTTTTCTTAAACCAAATGAATTTTCATATAAACCATTTAAATTATTTTGAGGAACTTTTAAATAATCAATTAAAATCTTTTTAACAATTTCAGAATATTTTTCATCATACGATTGATTAATTCTTTGTTGATCTGAATATATTAATTCATCTGATACAAAATGTAGCAAATAAACTTCATTACCTGGTCTATCACTTCTTCTATTTGTTTGTTTGTAAATACGAAAAGCTTTTTTAAAATTAGCAAATTCTGATCCTTCACTTTTTGTAATGTCAATTAATAAAGATTCGGATCCATCAAACAAAAATTTGCCAGAAAGACTTAAAGAATCACTAATTAAAATGTTTCCACTTATAACTGGCATAAACAAAGAATCAAAAATATTAATTTCTTCATAAATCCCAGAAATATCAATTTTGTCAGCTTTTGTTACAATTATCAACTCATTAATTTTAAATTGAGTTGATTTTTTAATTTCAACACTCATAACTTTACTACTCTTCTAAACTCTTTTTCAATTTGAGGAATAAAATCTTTTTTAAGAAGTTTTATAGTTCTTTTATTTTCATTTTCTTCCACTTCATAATCATAGTATGTTTGTTTTTCTTTTGTAACAGCTTCAGTTACCGTAGAACTATCTTGTAAAGTGTATGTTGTTGTTGACACAGAAACATTAGTATAGTTGTTAGAATCAACTTGTAACTTTTCAATTAATGAATCAGAGGATGAGGTTCTTGTAACTATTTTGAAATAAGCTTTAACATTATTTGTGCTTTGAGCCCAAGCTAAACCAGTTTGTGGCGTAGAATTTGCAGCACCATTGGCCGTATATTTTTCATCAATATAATTAATTAAGGTATTGTATTGTAGAGGCCAATCATATTGTGGATCTACGATATCATTAAATAACAACACAATCCAATGTTTTTCAACATCACCATAAAATTTGTGAGCTATAATTTCTGGAGTATCTGTTTCTTGTATGTTATATTCATAAAAAACAAGAGAATTTTCTTTTAATTTTTGTTCAAATGCAAATCTAGCAATAAGATTTGTTATTGTATCAACACCAGTATTTCTATTATTGCTTGTATAAAAAGTTTTAGGAAAATAATTAAAATATTTTGCCATCAGAAATTCTCTCCATAATCACGATTACCATACTTGGCACCAGTACCAAAATCATCTAATTTTCCTGGCTTATTTTTTGTCAAGTATGTTATTTCTTGGAATTGAAGAGTCATTTGAATAGCAACTGGCATACCAGTTCCACCAATTCTTGAAGATACTTCACCTGGAACTTCATATGCTGAAAAACCATTTGGCGCATAATTTACATCTATTGTTTTAAGCACACAAGTTCCAATTTTTGGAATATTTAAATTTTGAGAACCCGCATAATAAAATTTAATATCAAATTCTGATGGAGGTATTAATAATCCTACACCACCACCTTCTTGAAATTCTGGAGCTTGATGAAATGTTAATAAATTAATAATTTTTTGAACTTCAACAGCTTCTCTTTCGCTTCTTGGATAAAAAAGAAAATCATACTGAAATGTTCTAAATTGAGGAGATTTATAAAGAACCTCAAGTAATGGATTAACGACAGCACCAGTAGCCGCAAATCCTCCTAAAGCACCTACGCCAGAAAATTTTTGTCGAGCGTATTGTTGAATAACAGCTTTAGCAGCTGAAGTGAGTCCCGACATTGCTTGAATTTTTTGTGAAGCATCAGCAACAGAAAGTCCGGCAGCACCAATTTGCCCTAAAATTGATTCACCAATGGATAAATTTTCATATTCTTGATTATATGAAAATTGTAAAGTATCAGGCATGTATATTGCAATTACATCTTTTGTTAATTTTGTTGGCCTAATTGATCCAAGTATATTACCACTTTGTTCTAAACTTTTAATATTTCTATCAATTATTTGTTGAGTTGCAACAGAATTGCCACTTAAAGATGATGAAGATTGGCCAAAATTCGCTCTACTTAAACTTGAAATACCAGACGAAACAGAGTTAAAAACACCTCCAATCGCAGATGAAATGCCACTCAAAGCGCCACCAGTTGTTTTATCAAGTTGACCAAGACCATTTCCAATTTTTTCTTTTAAACCTGAACCAAAATTTGTAGTCATGTTTGAAATAGCTGATGTTGCATTACCAAGCTCACTTTTTATTGCCGTTGCGGTTGTTGATAAACTGTTTGTATCTTGTATAGAAGATGCCGATTGTTTGCGAATATAAATCATCATATAATGACCCTTATCGGCCGAGCCAACATCTAATGGATATTTTAATGATCCGGTTTCATATTGGCTTCCCGAAAGAGCTGATAAAGGACCTTTTAATATTGAAGAACCTTTGTCGAATTGTATATCTGTGAGGCCAAAAAAAGGCATATTTGTTCCTAAAAAGTTGATAGATAGTATTTATGTCATACAAAGGATGGTTTACCCCTAAAAATCCAAAGAAATATAAAGGCGACCCAGCCAACATAGTCTATCGGTCGTCTTGGGAACTTCGTGTAATGAAGTATTTGGATGAGAATAAAAATGTCGTATGGTGGGCTTCTGAAGAGTTGCCAATACCATATCGGTCACCCATTGACCAGCAAATGCATCGTTATTTTCCAGATTTTGTTGCAAGAATTCGTCAAATAAATGGCAAAGAAACAACAATGGTTCTTGAGGTTAAGCCAGAAAAACAAACACAGATGCCAATTCAAAAGAAAAAAACAAAAAAGTTTCTACAAGAAGCCGCAGCATATGCCATAAACCAAGAGAAGTGGCGTGCAGCTGACCTGTTTTGTAAAGAGCATGGTTGGCAGTTCAAAATAATCACGGAGAAAGACCTGGGACTCTGACATAAATAGTCGGATGGCCTATCTACTTGACCGCATACAAGCATCTTTAGCCAAAGAAGGATTGAAACCTCGCACCAATGCAGCGAGGGCTTGGATTCGTTCCAAAGTAAAAGACCTAAATTCTAAAACAGCCTTGATGCGTGCTCAAGAAAGAATGAAAACGAAAACCATCATTGGCAAAATGTATTTCTTCTATTATGATCCAAAAACAAAAGATTTGTTGCCATATTACGACAGGTTCCCATTGGTTATACCAATAGAACAATACTCAGACGGTTTCTTAGGGTTGAATCTACATTACATTCACCCAAAGCAACGAATCATCCTACTGGATAAATTGAGTGACACTTTGTCAAATAAACGATATGATGAGCGAACACGACTGAAATTAAATTATCAGTTTTTAAAGGCCGCATCGTCAGCGTTTGAAGCTATGCCATGCATTAAGAGGTATCTTTTTACAAATATAGATTCTCGTTTTTTAGAGATATCTGCTAATGAATGGGATATTGCCGTAATGTTGCCTATGGAAACATTTGTTGGTGCATCTACCAATAAAGTTTACGCAGAATCAAGGAAAAAATTCTAATGTCGTTTTCACCAAATTTATTTTTATCAAACATCCGAGGAAAAGATGGGCTTGCTAAAAATGCAAGATTTGAAGTAATATTACCTATTCCTCCGTATATTAATCAATTTATTGGTAGTTCAGTTATTGAAAAAATATTAAATTTTCCAAATTCAATATTTAATGATGTATCTGATGCAATTGGTTCTGCATTTGGTCGTGGCGGCCAGCAAGATGAAGCTTCACGCACTTCAAATTCGTCAGTTTCTCGTTACTTAGCACTTCAATGCGAGTCAGCAGAATTACCAGGAAAAACACTTGCAACGGCCGATGTAAAAATTTATGGTCCAACATTTAAAGTGCCGTATCAAACACAATATGGTGATACAACGCTTACATTTCTTTGCACAAATGATTTTTATGAAAGAAAATTGTTTGATAGGTGGATTGAAGCTATTATGCCATCTGATACGAACAATTTAAGGTATCCAAAAGATAACGCAACACGATACATGACAAATATAAAAATTATTCAATACGATGAATTTATTAAGCAAATTTATGCTGTTGAACTAATTGATGCATTTCCAATTGGAATAGCAGCTCAAGGATTAAGTTGGTCAGAAGAAGGATTTCACCGTTTACAAATTCAATTTGCGTATCAAAAATATCGTGTAATTTATGATGGTAACTACAATTTAGCAGCGGCTGCCACAGCATTATTTGGCACAGCTGCTAGTAGATTGTTGCCATTTGGAAATGATGTATCAAGAATTTTTACAAGATTATAATTTAAAGCGAGGTTATTATGTTACCTAAAATTGATGTGCCAGTTTATGAATTAAAGCTTATATCATCAGGAAAAATAATTCGTTTTAGACCTTTTTTGGTCAAAGAACAAAAGTTATTACTGATGGCCACACAATCAGAAGATCCAAAAGATTCTTTAAATGTAGTTAAGCAAATTTCTAAAAATTGTATACTTGACGATATTGACATTGAATCTTTACCAGTTTTTGATTTAGAGTTTATTTTTTTAAATTTAAGAGCAAGATCAATAAACGAAATTGTAAATCTTCAATACAAATGTAATAATAAGATAAAAGATGAAAAAAATGAAGAAGTGACATGTGGATCTTTAGAAAAATTTGATATAAATTTGTTAGAAATTGAACCAAATAAAAATCCAAATCACGATAAAAAAATGATGTTGACTGAAAAATTAGGTATTGTAATGAAATACCCAACTTTTGAAATAATATCAAATTTAAAAAGCCAAACAGAAGAAGAAATATTAATTGAACTTTTAATAAATTGTATTGATTATGTTTTTGATGGTGATCAAATTTATTATTCAAAAGATGTTTCAAAAGAAGAGCTTGTAGAATTTATTGATAATCTACAACAAAAAGATTTAGAAAAAATACAACAATTTTTTGAGACGGCACCAAAAATTAAGAAAGATTTAAGTTTTAATTGCCGTAAATGTGGCTATAAAGAGAATATTGTTTTAGAGGGTCTTCAAAATTTTTTCGTTTGACCCTTTCACACGATAATTTAAATAATTATTATCAAACAAATTTTGCTATGATGCAACACCACAAATATAGTTTAACTGAATTAGAAAATATGGTGCCGTGGGAAAGGGAAATATATCTTACATTATTAATTAAATATTTGGAAGAAGAAAACGAAAAAATTAAAATGCAACAAAGGGCAAAAAAATAAATGTCACGCTTAGCAGAAATATACAAACAAGAATCTAAAACTGGTGGCGGAGTAACATCTACTCTAGGAAAAAGATTATCCGAGAAAATTGATCCAAGGCAAATGTTTGATCGAAGCGGATTAATTGCTACCATGTTTCCTTCTCTTAAATCGTATAGTGCTACAAAACCTTCTGCTGATAATTCTCTTAATTCTAAAATTGAATCAACGCCACAATTAAATTCTGGTGCTTTAGTAGATGTTGCTACTGCAACTAAAATGACTGCAAAAAATACAATGATTCTTCCAGCAATGGCAAGAGACATGAATCTGATGCGTCAAAACATTGCGAAGGTTGTAAAACTTCAAGGTGGTACTGCTGCAACAAAAGGCGACATGTTTTTCATGCGAGCAAAGGAAAGAGAATCAATATTTGAATCTGCATTTTCTAAACTAAGAGGTAAATCTGGTTCTGTTGGATTGCCTGGTCTTTTGGGTAGAACAAAAAGAGACGGACAGTCAAAATCTACTGCATTGTATGTAGAAACTGTAGGAATGTCTGACACATTACTTGGTGCTTTAGGTGGTGCTGCAGCAGGAGCTGTTGGAGGAAAATTATCTGGCGCATTGGCTAAAGCTTTGCCTTTTTTAGCATCTGCTACATTACCGGTTTTAGGAATTGCTGGTCTTGCTGGACTTTTGTATTTTCTCATAAAGAAAGATTCTGGAGAAGCTCAAACAGTAGGTGAAATGGAAAAAGGTGGTGGGTACACTCCTGAGCAACGAGCAGTTGCAGCGCCAGAAGTGCCACAAGCATCAGAAGAAGAATTAAGAAAAGTTCGTGAAAGCATGAGAACATCAGAAGATCCTACAGTTCGTGCGGCCGCCGCAGAATTAGATCGAAGAGATACAGTTTCAGCTTTGCCTGATGAAAGTGAAGCAGAAAAAAGAAGATTAGGTCTTTCAACATTTACGCCTTTGCCAACTGCACCAACTCCTGCTATTACTCCTACATCAGAAACACTACCATCAAATACTGTAGTAAGTGGATCTGGAGAGGCAATTAGAACAGGCTCTGGTGGATATGTAACATCTGGAGAACCGTCAGCACCACCTTCTCCCTCGCCTGCGGCACCAACAGAATCAGCAACACAAGCTCCATCTAAAGTAACACCGGTCGCAAACATACCATCAGCACCTGGTTTACCAATTGATTATAAATCATATGCTGAAAAAATTGGCCAAAAAGAAAGTGGAGGAAATTATCGTGCAGTAAATACTTTAGGATATCTTGGCAAATATCAATTTGGTGCCATGGCTTTACAAGATATGGGTCTTGTTAAAAAAGGAACAACACTAAAAGGCCTTGATAGCCCAGAAAATTGGAACATTGCTGGAGGAAAGCAATCATTTTTAAATAATGCTCAATTGCAAGAAGATACAATGGTAAAGTATACTAGACAAAATTACTCCACATTAAATAGAATTGGTGTAATTAACAAAGATAGTTCTCCGCAAGAAGTTGCTGGATACTTGGCCGCCTCACATTTGCTTGGACCTGGTGGAGCTAAACAGTTAGCACAAGGTAATGTTAGTGCAGATGCTTATGGCACAACTTCAGCTAGTTATTATAAAGTTGGTTTAGCAACGCAAGGTGTTACATCTGGAACTGTTGTTTCTTCAGTTCCAGCAACACCAACATCTGGAATGGCCGTTGCTAGCACATCTTCATCTGTTGCTGATGGTCAAAGAGCTGCCATGACATCTACATCAGGCACAACTATTATAGACAACTCACAAAAAAGCACGGTTGCTTCTTCTGGTGGAGCAGGAAAAGCTGCGTCAGCATATGATAGAGATATTGTTGAAGCATTAGTTGCATCCAGTTACGCATAAAAAACCCCGCACAAGGCGGGGTTAGTTCACACGGCGGGGGATTTTTACTCTTGGTTCGCCAACGATTTGAAATAATCTAAATCTTCATCATCAGCATTTGTCGATGTATCAAATGGCACATCATCATTCTTCAAAACAGTATCAGATGCTTTTGATTTGGTTGCAGGCGCAGAACCATCAAAACCAAGAACCTTATCAAGGCGACCCTTTAACTGTTCGTATGATTTGAATTGTTTCTTTTCAACAAACTCTTTTAAGCTGTGCTCTTTTTTCCACAATTCTTCAAGTTTAGCATCATCGCCATCAAAGAGTGGAGATTTTTCAGCAAACTCTGATTTATCATAATTACGATAGCCTTCAACATTGCGAATCTTCAACTTGAAATTGGCACCTTCCCAAAAATCAAATGGGTTGACCGGCTTTTCATCTTCAAATTCAGGATTCATTGCTTCTGTAATCTTATCAAAGATTTTCTTACCAAATTTAAACAAGCGAATCTGGCCTTCATTTTCTTTATTGGCAGGATCAGAAACAATCAGAACATTAGCAACATAGCTTAGCTTGCGCTTTTGCTTTCGTGCAATGTCTTTGTTTGCTTCAATGCCAGAGTTCCATAATGTATTGTTGTGCTCACAAACTGGACATTTTTCATTGAGAGTTGTCAGACAGTTATCAATAAACCATCCGCCAGGTCCTTGAAAGCCGTGTGAGAAAACACGAACCCAAGGAAGAGCATCATCACCATCAGCTGCGGGTGCCGGCAGAAAGCGAATGATCGCCATGCCGTTGCCAGCTTTATCTACTTCTGGTTGCCAAAATCTGGTATCTTCTTTAGAACCGGCTTCTGAAGCCTGTGTGGTTGATTCAACAGCTTTTTTCAGTTTATCAAATGAATTGCTGCTGCGCTTGAGGTTTGCAAAACTACTCATGGTATTTCCTTTCGTATAACGGTATATGAACGATGTATAAACGACTTATCCACATAAACATAATATATCATTTATTTAGTCGCTTTGAAAACAAAACTTTTAATTTCTCAATTGTTTCGCCTGCATCTTTGTGTAGTATGCCAATGCCACCAGCCGCATTGAAATCTCTGATAATGTCTTGTGTATCATCGATTAGAATTACATCAGGCTTAGCATACTCGATTTTCTTTTTGCGGCCAGGTACAATGTTTGGTTTATAAGCAATGTTGTGCTTTTTTAACCAAACTTTTTTCTGCCGCTTAACTTCTTCATGGTGTGTAAGACCGCCCGATGAAGAAAGCATTTCCACTTCAACCGGTTGCTTACGAATAAACTCAAGCAATTGTTTTGCACCAGGAAACCAGTTAAGCGTTTCAAACTCTTTGTCAGCAATAAACTGTGGCCACTCTACACTAAAGTTTTTGCGGTCACGAACTGCCATACTTGGATATCCAAACTTTTGTGCAAAGCGTTCTTCAAAATCGCAAAGCACTCCATCCATGTCCAGGTAAATCTTAGATATTTTCATTTGCCTATAACCTTTTTAAGTATCATTTTGTATTTTACTACATCCTGTGGTAGGAATGCGGCATACTTCACAAGTTTTCTTCGGTAATTAGGCCAACGAATTGTATCGGTAAT